TTAATTGCACTGAATTTACTATTGGTGATATTGTTCGGTCAGGATTTGTTCGTAACTATCTTATCAATAAAATACGCCTTGGATTTGGAAGCGAATAATGAGTACATTTTTTTGGGTTATGATGGGAATAATATTAGCAATTTGGGGCTGGACTATCTACGAGTGTAAGGTTCTTAGAAAACGAGATAGGGAAAGGTGGGAGAAATGAATTTAGAAAAACTTAGAGCTCAACTAGAAATAGACGAGGGAGTAAAATACGAAATTTACAACGACCATCTTGGGTATCCTACTTTTGGTGTTGGTCATTTGGTATTAGAAACTGATCCAGAATACAACTATTCAGTTGGAACTTCTATTAGTGAGTCTAGAGTCATCGAAGCATTTGAACAAGATTGTGACAATGTTTTACTAGACTGTACTATTTTATATCCAGATTTTTATGATTTACCAGAAGAAGCTCAACAGATAATTGCAAACATGATGTTCAACCTTGGCAGAACTCGTTTGAGTAAATTTAAAGGAATGAAACGTGGTGTTGATGCAAAAGATTGGAACGCAGCTGCAGATGAAATGGTAGACAGCAGATGGTATCGACAAGTGACAAACCGAGCAGATAGATTAGTGGAGAGAATGAGAGCAATATAAAATATGTATAATCATGAACCAGTTGAGTTGCAACCTATAACCGCAACAAACCAAGACGGAGTACGTCTATACAAAACCCCAGAGGGTAACAAGTATCCATCAATCACAACTGTTCTATCAGTCCGTAATAAGAAAGGACTAGCAGAATGGCGCAAACGTGTAGGTAATGATGTTGCTAATCACATATCAAGAACAGCTGCAAATCGTGGTACTAAAGTTCATCATATGTGTGAGGATTATCTAAACAATGTTGAATTTAATTCTCCTATGGAATGGGAGAAACACAAGAAACATTTCTTACCGTATTGTCTCTTTCAACAATTAAAAGATAATGCGCTAACTTACATTGACAACATCTATGCTCAAGAAGCTGGATTGTACAGTGACAAGTATAAAGTAGCAGGCAGAGTTGATTGTATTGCTGAGTATAAAGGTGTGCCGTCTATTATAGATTTTAAAACATCAACTAAAGAACGTAAAGATGAATACAACGAAAGTTATTACATTCAAGGTTCTGCGTATGCTGAAATGTTTGGTGAACGTACAGGTGTAGAAATCTCTCAGGTAGTTATCTTGGTGGTGACAGAAGATGGAACTGTTCAAGAGTTTGTTAAAGAAAAACACGATTACCTTAATTCTTTAGTAGAAACTATTGCAGAGTGGAATGAACAAAATAAGTAAAGTTTCTCATAACAAGTATATAAAAGTTTCTAGTTGCAATTACCGTATTTGGGCTGCATGGATTCTAGAGTATGAACAGTACAATTATCCAAAAGACGAAGAATTGGTTTCTGACCTTATTAGAAAAAACTTGACTACAAAAATGTGCCCACCAAGATATAGAGAAGAGAATTTAGTAAATCCTTTATTTGGTCATTGTTATCACGCAACTCAAGCAATGTATTATTTTTTTGAAGATGCAAATTTAAAAACAATGAGCGCCCCATGTGAATTTGCACAACAACATTGGTGGTTACAGGATGGAGATAAAATTATAGACATTACTTGTGACCAATATTTATCTGTCGGTAAAAAACCACCATACGATAAAGGAAAAGAAAGCAAATGGTATGGGTGGAAAAACAGACCACATAGAAAATCACAAGACTTAATGAAAGCTGTTCAACCTAATGCAAAATTATATTTTAAAGAATATGAAAAAAAACCAAAAAAAGTTTATTAGGGGTATTGACAATTTCTGATAACTTTGGTATTATAGTAAACATAATGAACAAAGCGGATGTAGTATAAAAGTATTACGATTGGTTTCCAACCAGTAGACGATGGCGCAATACCATCCGTCCGCTCCACATTGCACAATTTTGTGCAAAGACATTCAATCAAAGGAGATAAAAATGTCAACATTGAAGGCGGCTATTAATGCCGCAGTAGAAATCTTAGGATTTGATCCTAAGTCATTAAAAGAAGAAATCTTTCGAGTAGAGATGACGCCTTATATGGCACAGTATATTCTTACTAACCATAACAAGGCCAATCGAAAGTTTGTGAAGTCACAACAAAACGCTATTGCTAAGAGTATTAGAGATTGGGGGTTTTTGTTTGATGGTGGTGTCTGTGCTTTTAATATAGATGGTAACTTGACAGAGTATCAACACCGATTGCAAGAAATTGCTGATGGTAATGAAACACGAATTGTCTGGGTTGGAACTGGTGTGAAACCAGCTACATTCATACGAACTGCACCACCTAAAAATCGTACTAAGTGGGATGCAGTCTATAAATATGACAATAGTGCCACCACTGATGAAGTTACTACTTTGGAACAGTTATTGAAAAGGCGTAAGGGTTCTGGTGATCAAGCTCAAAGTGCTGAGACATTAACCATGACAAATGCTTCTAGTATGTTTACGTTATGGAAGGAATCTATTCGTATTGGTATGAATATTACCAAGGATTTTTTTGGTGATAATAAGGTGAAGAAGTTTGATCCATGGCAACGACAGTTTAACTCTTGGGCTACGCTCATGGTAAATACTGGCAAGGCAAAAGAATCAAAAGCGTTCTTAAAACTTTTCAAGAAACATCTTACTACGGAGAATAAGTGTTTACTCTTTAATGAATTGGATGAGTTTTTCCGTTCTGAGTCAGTTGCATATCTTGCTGGCGAGAAGAAGGCTGCACAGGTACATTATATCTTATGTAAGGCTACAGATCGTTTTCTGATTGCGCCTGAAGGTGATTGTGAGTTTGATTTAGACTATGCAGATTCAAATCATGATAAAATGCTTGTGAAGAGTCCAACTTACTCTAGTTTTTTATTCAATCCACAAGGTATAAAAAACTTTAAAGTAATTTAATATTAGGGGGAACTTTGGCTACCTCTTTTTTTGAAACATATAAATAAAATACAATTTGTTGATACGAGTTGAGAGCTGATCTGGACGGGGGTGCAAATCCCCCCAGCTCCACCACAAATACATTGGAGAATAAAATGGATTGGATTACAGCAGACCTTATAGATGCAATAAATGAAACATCTTGGTTTGATGGTATTGGAACAATACTTATTTTACTTGCCACTTATGCAGCTTATAAGTGGATTAAGAAAAATATCTAGTGTGTTTGTGATGGGGCTGAATAGGTTCGACAGGCAGAGGTAGATGAGTGGAGAATTGTCGGGTGATTCCGTTATCGGTCAAAACTATAAATGCAAATGAAGATAACTTTGCACTTGAGGATTATGCGCTAGCCGCATAATTGCTCGGGGTTTTGGTGAGTTCCTATCAACAGAATACTCACCACTTTTATAATGACTACAGGAAATAATAATGGCGTTTACAACATCAAAAACATTTACAGTTGCAATAGAGAATATTGCTAAAGATTTAAATATTACACATATGGACGCAATTCTATATTATTGCGACAAAGAAGGCATTGAACCTGATTCAGTTGGTTCTCTTATTTCTAAAGGACTGAAAGAAAAAATTGAAGCAAATGCAAGAGACTTGAACTTTTTACCTAAAAGAGCTCAACTGCCTATATAAAGAAAGCCTTTCAATGGAAGCGATTGATACCTACCTGATGTATTGTGCAATGAAAGCACACTTCGGTAAAACTGATTATGACTTTGTTACCTACCATGGCAAAACTCGTATCAAACGAGATTCTTTTTACAAGAGAAAGGATAGAGGTTTCTTTGTCAAAATTTCAAGAAAATATAAAACAGAAGAAAACATAAAAAATTATTTTGTCTCTAATTTTATTAAGGACGGCAAAGGTTATGTGTCTAACTTCAGTGATGAAAACTATGAGGAATGGAAAGACAGGAGAGTTAATTTTTACAATCAATTTACACTAGAGATTAAGCCTTTAGTTAAAAACTTCAATCCCCTTTTTAATATTGAGAGTGACGAACACCCTATATTATTAAAGGAATATCTTGGAAAAAGAGTGTCATTAGAAACTCTTATTGTACTTGATGAACTGGTTGAGTTTAGTAAAACGTGGAACAAAAAATTATCTGAGGATTACATATGGCAAGACATTAAAAAACTTATGAATAATTATAAAAGGTTCTTGACTTTGGACAAGGAAAAGTATAGAATGGTATTATTAAATCTAATAGAAGGAGTTTAACTAAAATGGATTTAGGTGAAATTGTGACTACTGAAAGAGCAGAAATCGCAATTAAAACACTCGACATTGTTGAGTCAGAAAACAAAAAACTTATTGCAAGGGTGAAAGAATTAGAGTACGATTGTGCTGAACTTTCTAAGAAAAATTCTGAGATGAGTGAAAGAATTAAAAAACTTGCAATGCGACAACCATCATGGCCAAAAGGGTTTCGCCCTCAAGGTCGCAGACCTGATAACAGGAGAGAACAACGATAAATGATTTGTGGGGTTATAGCTCAGTTGGGAGAGCGTCTGGTTTGCATCCAGAAGGTCGTGGGTTCGATTCCCTCTAACTCCACCACTTTTACTGCTGGTATAGTTAAACGGTATAACAGTTGCCTTGTAAGCATCAATTCTAGGTTCGATTCCTTGTACCAGCACCAATTTTGAAAAGGACATATTATGGGAACTAAAGTATTAACACTCACATTAATTGCACCAAATAGAAAACCACCTAATAGTAATGTGCGATGGTTTGCACTTGTACTTGCACTCATGAGTGTCATTTTTCTTGCATCGGGAAGTGTTGCTTCTCAATGGATAGGTTGGTCGTTGTCTGTGGTTGCTTGTGTGTTTTGGGCAAATTTTGCAAGGTTAGATAAAGATACTCCAAGAATGTTGATGGAGTTATTTTATCTTGGTGCATCTATTTGGGGGATATACAATTGGATATAGAAGTAACACTTAAAGACTTCATGGGAAGCGACTTGACTGTTGTTAATGCAGCCCGAGTATCTTTTGATAAACAATCTGATTGGGAAAAAGGATTTGATAACGACTTAGAAGGTCTTCTTAATTACAATGATGAAAAATTAATAAAGTATCTTGCAAAACATAATCACTGGAGTCCATTTGGTCATGCGTCTATACAGTTCAGAATTAAAGCTCCTGTGTTTGTTGCAAGACAATTAGTTAAACATCAGATTGGTTTAACGTGGAACGAAGTATCTAGACGATATGTTAGTGATGACCCATCAATCTATTGTCCTGATACATGGAGAGCAGCTGCATCAGATAAGAAACAAGGTTCTGATGAAGAAAAGACTGTAGAGTGGATTAAGGACAGTTATCCTGATGATGAGGACATAAGAGTTGGCACTGTGTACAATAAAGCTGTTGAACACGCAGTTAAAGCTTATGATATGTTAATCGAGGGTGGTGTTGCACCAGAACAAGCACGAATGGTTCTGCCTCAGTCTATGTTTACAGAATGGTATTGGTCTGGAACACTTTATGCATTTGCAAGAGTATGTAACCTAAGATGCAAACCAGATGCACAATATGAAACAAGAGTGGTTGCAAAT